CAGAAGATGATTTAATCCGAAGATATAGAGATATTGCAATACAACCAGAGTGTGATAGTGCAATAGAAGATATCGTCAGTGAAGCAATCGCATCTGATGAAAGAGATATGTGTGTATCTGTTGTATTAGATAATTTACAAGTCTCTGCTACAATTAAAAAAAGAATAAAAGAAGAGTTTGAAAGAATTCTTCAACTATTAGATTTTAATAATAAAGCACACGATATTTTTAGAAGATGGTATGTAGATGGAAGAATATTCTATCACAAAGTTATTGATTCACAAAATCCTAGAAAAGGTATTCAACAACTTCGTTATATAGACCCTAGAAAAATTAAAAAAGTTAGAGAAGTACAAACTGGTAAAAGAGGTCAAGTTGATGTTGTAAAAAAGTTTAAAGAGTTTTACATATATAATCAACACGGACATCAAGTAAATAATACTTCTACTGGTGTTAAATTAACATTTGATTCAATCGCATATTGTCCTTCTGGTCTTATTGATATGCATAAAGGTACTGTATTATCGTATCTTAATAAAGCAATCAAACCAGTAAATCAATTAAGAATGATTGAAGACTCTGTTGTAATATACAGAATATCAAGAGCTCCAGAAAGAAGAATATTTTATATTGATGTGGGTAATTTACCTAAAATAAAAGCAGAACAATATCTAAAAGATGTTATGAATCGTTATCGTAACAAACTGGTATATGATGCATCTACTGGTGAGATTCGTGATGATAGAAATCATATGTCTATGTTAGAAGATTTTTGGTTACCAAGAAGAGAAGGTGGTAGAGGTACAGAGATTACTACACTGCCTGGTGGTGCAAATCTTGGTGAGATAGATGATATTACATACTTTCAAAGAAAGTTATATCGTTCATTAAATGTTCCTATCTCAAGATTAGAAGCAGAACAAAACTTTTCATTAGGTAGGTCAACAGAGATTACAAGAGATGAATTAAAATTTACTAAGTTTGTAGGTAAGTTAAGAAAAAAATTCTCAGTAATCTTTAATGATTTACTTAGAACACAATTAATTCTTACTGGTGTTATTGCAGAAGAAGAATGGAAACAAATGTCTGAACATATACAGTTTGATTTCTTACAAGATAACAACTTTACAGAATTAAAAAATGCAGAACTACTTAAAGAGAGATTAGAAATGTTATCACAAGTAGAAAATTATGTTGGTACATATTTCTCTAAAGAGTGGGTAAAGAAAAATGTATTACACCTAACAGATGATGAAATAGGTGAGATGCAAAAACAAATGGATAGTGAGGGTGACGATAACGAAGAAGATGGCGATAATAACTTTGAACAAAAAGGAGATGGTAATGAGCCAGGAAAAAATAAAATCAATGGTTGATAATATAGTTAATGGTAACAATTTAGAATCAGAGTCTGATTTTAAAAGTGTTATGTCTGATAAAGTTGGAGAAACTTTAGAAAAAGAAAGACAGACTATTGCTAAAGATATGGTAACATCACATATACCAGAGGTAGGGGACGATGAGGTTTGATAATTTTTACTCTAAAATAGTAGAAAAAGACGAACATAAAAGAAGTAAAGAATATAAAAAACTGACTCCTAAAATGAAGAAGGCAGTTGATGAAATATTCAATAAAATGGATTCTAACTCTTCAGATTTTATAAATAGTTTTGAGAACAATATTAATTTAGTCTCTAAAAAACACAAAGTAACAAACAAAGAATTGATGAATTACTTTGAAAGAGAAATGTTAACGATAGGAAAGTAATATGGCTTTTACAGTAAGAAATCTAAAAGATACAGATTTTGAAACAGTAGTTCTTGTTCTTATTACTGGAACAAACGGAACTGCAACTGAAGTTGTAGATGCATCTGGACTTGCTGGAGCCTCAACAGACCCTAGACTTGCGATTGTATCTTGCAACTGGAGTGTAAGCTCTACTACTGAAATAGAATTTCACGCAACATCTAACACAACTGCACTTACATTAAATGGTAATGGTAATTTTAATATTGGTAGTCAACAATTACCACCAATTACTAATAATGCTGGAAGTGGTATATCTGGTGATATACATATGGAAAACGATGCTGCTTGTGTTGGTTATGTAATAATGAAATTAAGAAAAGTTTCTGGTTATAACAATATAACATAGGGAAAGATGAATGAAATTAATATCTGAAGCATTAGAAGATGTAAAGTTTCTTGCAGAAGAAGACGATAACGGTAAAAAAAATTATAAGATAAAAGGTATCTTTATGCAAGGAAACATAAAGAACCGTAATGGTAGAGTTTATCCGACTGAAGTGTTAGAAAAAGAAATAAAAAGATATGACGAAAAATTTATAAAAAATAATCGTGCATACGGTGAACTTGGACACCCAGAAGGCCCTACTGTTAACTTAGATAGAGTTTCACATATGGTTACATCTCTTGAAAGAGATGGAGATAACTTTATAGGTGAGGCAAAAATTATGAGTACCCCAATGGGTAAAATAGTTAAAAACATTATGGATGAAGGTGGTACACTTGGTGTTTCTTCTAGAGGTATGGGTAGTCTTGAACAGAAGAACGGTGCAAATTATGTAAAAAACGATTTTATGTTGGCAGCTGCTGCTGATATAGTTGCAGACCCTTCTGCACCTAAAGCTTTCGTAAACGGAATAATGGAAGGTAAAGAATGGGTTTGGAATAATGGACTTCTAAAAGAAGTTGAAATAAATGATATAGTTGAAACTATTGAGAGTTCTGTGCGTAAAAAAATTCCAAATTTGGAAGCACTTGCGTTTGCAAAATTTCTTAAAAAGTTATAAAACTATAAATAATAATGATAATAAAAACAAGGAGAACCTTCAATGTCAGAACTAGATAAGACTATTGAGGAGTTGGAAAAAGAAGTCGTAGCGGAACTAGATGAAGCCAACGGCAAACAACCGAATTCTACTGGTGGTAAGGCAGACCCTATGCCAAAAATGAAAGATGGTGAGAAACCAGAGGATGTAGGTGGCCCAACCCCTGAAAAAGATGCGAATATGGTTGGAAAACCAGATTCTGCAAAAAAAGTTAAAAAGGACTCTTCTGCACCAACTAAAGGTGCTGTTCCTCCAGAACCAGCCGATAAAATTAAAGAAGGCGCTCACGAGGACGATGAAGAACCTAAAAAAATGATGAAAAAAGATGATGAGGAAGAAGACGATGATGACGATATGGAAGAACAAATATCTAAATTATCTAAACTTTCTAAAACTGAACTCGTTAATCAGTACACCAAAGGTATGACCAAAGCTGCACTCGCAAAAGGTATTGCTGAATATGGTAATATGAAAGCGATGGCTCACGGTGGTAAAGATGACGAAAAGAAAAAAATGATGGCTATGAAACACATGAAAAAAGAAAGCGTTGATATCAAAAAAGATGTTGATGCACTTTTAGAAGGTGAAGATTTTTCTGATGAGTTCAAAACTAAAGCTGAAACAATATTTGAAGCTGCAGTATCATCTAGAATTTCTGAAGTTAAAGAAACTTTAGAAGAAGAAAAAACTCAAGCTATTGAAGAAGCAAAAGAAGATATGGTTGATAAAATTGACTCATATCTAACTTATGTAACTGAAGAGTGGAAGAAAGAAAACCAACTTGCTATTGAAAGAGGTCTAAAGGGTGAAATCGCTGAAGACTTTATTACTGGTCTTAAATCATTATTTGAAGACCACTATATTGATGTTCCAAACGAAAAATATGATATTCTTGAAGCACAGACTAAAGAGATTGAGGAACTAAAAGCAAAAGTAAACGATTTAATGGAACAAGATAAGTCAACTAAGAATAGAGTTGGTGAACTTGTTCGTGAATCATTAATTTCTGAAGTATCAAAAGATTTAGCAGAAACAGAAAAAGAAAAATTTCATTCTTTGACTGCTGATGTTGAATTTTCTGGTGAAGAGTCTTTCAAAGAAAAACTATCTACTTTGAAAGAATCATACTTCCCTTCAGAGAAAAAAGTTGAAGAAGTGTTATCTGAAGACGCTGAAAGTCCAAAGACTATTGAAGCAGACTCAGATGCAATGGCGGCATATACGGCTGCAATTAATAAAACCCATAAAAGGGCAGTAAACAAATCGTAATGATAAATATAAGTAAATATATAAGGAGAAACTAAGATGTTTCAAACAACACATTTACAAGAGAAGTGGCAGCCCGTTCTAGACCATCCAGATTTACCAAAAATCAATGATGCTTACAGAAGAGCCGTCACTACTGTTATTTTAGAAAACCAAGAGAAGGCACTCAGAGAAGATGCTTCTTTCTTGGCAGAAGGAACTCCAGTTAACGCAACTGCGGCTGGTGCCAATCCTATGGCAAATTGGGATCCAATTTTGATTTCACTTGTCAGAAGAGCTATGCCAAACTTGATTGCATATGACATTTGTGGTGTGCAACCAATGACTGGCCCAACTGGTTTAATCTTCGCAATGCGTTCAAGATTCAATGACCAGTCTGGTGCAGAAGCATTAGTAGATGAAGCAGATGGTGAATTTTCTGCTGATAACGCATCATCTTCACTAACATCTGCACAGCAAGGTACTAACCCTAGTATTCTTAATGATTCACCAGAAGGTACTTATACTTTTGCACAAGGTATGACTACTGCACAGGCTGAAGCATTAGGTGATAGTTCTCAAAACCACTTTGCACAAATGGCTTTCTCTATTGAGAAATCAACTGTTACTGCAAAGTCTAGAGCACTTAAAGCCGAATACACAATGGAACTTGCACAAGACTTAAAAGCAATTCACGGTCTTGACGCAGAAACAGAACTTGCAAATATCCTTTCTGCTGAAATTCTTGCAGAAATCAATAGGGAAGTAGTAAGAAGAATTTACAGAACTGCCGTAGAAGGTGCTCAAGTAAATACAACTACTGCTGGTACTTTTGACTTAGATACAGACTCAAACGGTAGATGGTCTGTTGAAAAATTCAAAGGACTAATGTTCCAGATTGAAAGAGATGCAAATGCAATCGGTCAAAAAACTCGTAGAGGGAAAGGTAACCTTTTACTAGTAAGTGCTGATGTTGCCTCTGCTTTACAAATGGCTGGTATCCTAGATTACCAATCTGCATTAAACAACAACCTACAAGTGGATGACACTCAAAACACTTTTGCTGGTGTATTGAATGGTCGTTACAGAGTATATGTTGACCCATACGCTGCAAATGTGGCTGCAAGTCAATACTATGTCTGTGGATATAAAGGTACTTCACCTTACGATGCTGGTACTTTCTATTGTCCTTATGTTCCACTACAAATGGTGAGAGCAGTTGGTGAGCAAACTTTCCAACCAAAAATCGGTTTCAAAACTAGATACGGTATGATTGATAACCCATTCGCAGTTGACGCTGGTGCGTTAGCTGATAACAACGATGCTGGTTCTTCAAATACTGCATTTACTAAAGAAACTAACCAATATTACAGAAGAGTTAAAGTCGCTAACTTAATGTAATAAATACAATCTACCACACCACTAAAAAGGGGAGTTCGCTCCCCTTTTTTTTTGATTATAAATAATAGTATGACAGATATAAACGCACTCACAAGACAACCAGAAGAGATAGACTATTCTGCACCGAGTCAGTATAGGTTCTCTATTATACAATTACCTAAAGTACAATTCTTTACTACTGCGTGTAATATACCAGGCGTCAATATGGGTGATGCAATATTTCCTACACCATTTAAAGATATTCCAGTTTTACCAGATAAAGTAACATTTGAGAATCTTGAACTAACTTTTTTAGTAGATGAAAAATTGCAAAACTATCAAGAACTCTTTAACTGGATTATGGCGATTGGATTTCCAGAAGATAGAGCTCAGTTCAAAAGTTTTAGACAAGAAAATGTAGGTC